CCAGAACGTATTGCATTTATATCATTATCAGCAGTACCACTTCTTAATTCACTATTCAATATTCTTTGAGCAATAAAGGTATAGGCAGTAGGGATAATTAACATTTGCCCTTGTGCCGCAATTCTTAGACCTTTATCGTCTTTCATATCTGCAATTTGAATTAAAAGTGATTCTAAAGATGTTTCACTTAAATCCGCCGCAGTCCCCAAAGTATTACTCTGGAGTCCGTTTTGTGTTGGGTGTGATTGAGATAACAAAGCTACTCCATCTCCACCTGCAAACGCTCCTGCATTGATTGAATTGTTTAAAATATTTGCCGCTTTAATTTCTTTAGTAGCAGACATACTTCTAGCTAATGCCTTAGTATATCTTGAAGCGATTGAACCATATAGTCCATCTTCTTCTGCTTCTTCAGTTATTGAAAACGCCAAAGCGACTGTTTCATGTTGGTATCTAGCAGTCCACTGTTGAGAAGCCGTATCATAAGAAACAGCTGACCCTTCAGATTTTGTTGGTGCATTACTAAAACCAGTTAACAATACATCTTCTTCAAAAGCTTTGTTTGATGTGTTTGCATCAAAAACTTTTGCAAATTCTGCAGGATAACTATCGTACTCTAAGCCAAAGAGGGTATTTAAACCCGGCTCAAGCATTTTCGCAAATTGTGCTCTATTCATAGCCATTGTTTAAGTCCCCTATATTCCAGCTGTTGATTTAAGTAAATGTTCATTAATAAGAACCTCTAATTGTGCATACTGACCAAATTCATTCGCTGGTCCGTCCCACAATGCGATTATCCTACAAGTTGCAGTACCTGCCGCCATAGTTCCATTTAAACTGAAACCAGATTGACCTGTATTTGCTGAACCTGCACCTGCAACAACATCAGCATTATTACCGATATTTGTTTGAGCGGGTGTTCCTGCAGACATAATACGATACACAATATATGGGTCATCATATATATATGCTACTATATCCGTTGCCACAGTACCAGTAGGCCAGTATTGTGAATATACATAACTTCCGTCACTTGCTGTGTATGATACACCTGCAAACACACCGATATTATTAACTTCTCCGGCTGTATGTGGAGTTATTTGACCATTTGCATCAAGGATACATAAATCCCCAGTGAAAATGTTCTCTGCTAAACCACTTACTATTGTGTATTTGTTTGCTCTTGGTGCATTACCACTTGAATGACGAATTGGTATTAAACCGTATGCCGAGTTAACATTTGACATTTATTTAGTCCTTTTCATTATTAAAAGTGTTAATCTTCCATGGCAGACACTCTGCCACGACTAGATGAGCTTTTCCTATCTTGGTAGATAGTTTGCCCAGAACGACGACCTAATGAATCTAACTCACCAGAAAGTGCATCATTTTGTTGGTGTGACTTCTCCTCATAATATACCTTCATAGCATTATGCTTTTCTTCTGGCATTTCACAAAGAACCATACCTTCTATTCCTATACAACCAACCCATTGTCCGTGATTAATCGTAGGAAAATTCTGCTCTTTTACTGTATCAGATTTCCTTGGTTCCCAACCTTCTCGCATTCTCTTATATACGTTATCGGGAGTTTCTTTACCCAGAATCGTGGTAGCTACCCATCGTTGTCTAAACCCCGGTCGTGCTTGTGGAGCGTCTAACAATGCCGGTGGAGTCCAACTAGTTTGAGGTCTTACTTCCTCATCTCTTGTTGAAGTCCGTAAATCACCTCTTCCATTCTTGTTTGACATATTATGTATCCTTCCTGTTTAAATTATTTATTTCTTTAGCATATTTTTTGATATGCTCAGGGTCAGTTATACCTAATTCTCTTGCCATTCTTAATTGGTCCGAAGTCATTTTTACTCTATTTCCGCGATAAACCTGACCACCTGTAGTGGGTGCAACTGCTTGTCTACTTTGTCTAGGTCTTGTAACAGAAACCTCTGTATTAGATATTAGCTCGGGAAAACTCTTTTGTAAACGATTATTTAACTCATTATAATATTGAGCATCATTTTTATCAAAGCCTTCTATATCTAATTGCACATCTATAGCTCTCGCCATAGCAGTTTCTTTTTCAAAACCTTTAGAATTAAACCAATTATTATCTTTCCACCATGTCATGGCTTTTTCTGGTGCAGGATTTGTGGCTTGTTGTTGTGCCCTACCTACATTCGGAGAATTGGTTTCGGCTTGAACTTTACTTGCTCTTGATTGATTTTGCATTGCTATTGCTGTTTTAATATCGACCAATTCTTCATTAAATTTTATTTGTTGGTCAGTATCACCTTCTTCAATAGCTTTACCTAATGCTCTTTTAACTAAATTATAATGTTCAGCTAATTGATTTTGCCCTTGTGTTTCATTTGACTTTTCTATTTTTTCAAGTCTTTGTGCCATTTGAGACATTTGTTGTTGTAGAGCTTCTTTTTCTTCGTCACTTGTTTTTTTCTCATTAATTAGTTTTCTTATTCTTTTTTGAACAGACTCACTATAGTTCTTGTCATTAATTTCTGGTTTGTTTTCTTTGACTTGTTTTTTTTCTATAATTTTTGGTTCATCAGTAATTTCTATTTCAAAGTCTTGTTCTTTTAGTTTATTTTTACTTTCTTCGATATTCTCACTTATTTCGGCATTAACTTCTGCTAATGTTTCGTCTTGTATTGTATCTTCCATGGTTGCGACCTCCAAGTTTCGCATTAAATATAAGCGGTTATTTTTACACCATCTGGCAAGATTGCTGTAATCTCGTCATCATTTAGTAAAATAAACCTAACATTGTTCACAACAATCTTTTGTCCTGCATATTTGCCATAAGTAACAAAATCGCCGACTTGAGGTGTTGTTTGTTGTTTCCATCTTTCGCCTGTGTCTCTATCTCTATAAGCTAATTCGCCTCGAGCAACAACAGTACCATGAGCAGTTAAAATCTGCTGATTATCTTTAGCAGACTCTGGTAATATTATACCACTTTTGGTTTGTGTTGCGATTTCTGCAGGTTGAATTAGTATTTTCCAGTTTAAAGGCTTTGGAAGTTGGTGTGATGCGATTGTTGCCTTAGACAAACTATCTGCATATATTCTTTCTTCGTGTTGATGATGCACGTTATTCATCTCCTATATTTATTTGTTTTATTGTTTCGTCAATAACTGAACAAGATACGTCAATACCTTGAGCAATCCCAACGTTTTTCTGATACGATTGAAAATCAGACATACGACCATCAATCATGGTTTCTGCTATTTCAGCTTTTTTCTTTTGTAGGTTCTTCTTTATCAGACTCAATATGTCCATTGTGTTCATTTATAGATGCCTCCCCAGACATTGAAACACCAGTAACATTTATGGTTACATCGTTTTGCTCTTTGTTTTCTTTATTTTCCATATCTTTTAACCATTTTCTTTTTTGGTTTGATTTTTTTAACTTTTGGCTTAACCATCTTTGATTTACCATATTTCATGCTTTTACCTCCTTTAAGTAGTTTTGAAAAACCTGCTCTATTTAGCATTATTACTCCTAAACAACACATTTATTGTAACATTCATGTATTAATATAGATAGCACTTTTAAAAAAAAATACAATAATATATAAAAAGAACCTTTTTTGTGTTGACTTAGATGTAGTATATGGTACTATAAAATTATAAATTATCAATTTTTGGGAGAAAACAAATGATAAATTTTACTACAAATCAAGAATATCAAGGTTCAAACATAGATGAACTAAATGGTTTAGGTACTGAATTTTGTACCTTTAGACAAGCAATTGATTTCTTTAAACTATCTGGTAAAGAATTAAAAGGTGCTAAATCTTGTGCAAGACTAATAAAAATTCTTGATAAAGAAATTGTAAAGAATGGTAAAAAAGAAAAGAAAAAAATACCTTTCTATTTCAACGTATTTGAAAAGAACCATTTAATTGAAACTATTAAATCTAATAAATAACAACTTGGGGGACTTGTTCCCCCTTTCTTTTGGGAGAAAACAATGAAAAAATATTTAATTTTACAACCTAATCATTCAGAAATAAATGATGGTACTGCTTATCAAATTTCAAGAGCCAATGTAGAGGTATCAAAAGAGGCTTTAGACAATGGTCAATATAGAGATGCAGGTTATATCAAGGCAGATAATCTTAATGAGGTTTTTGCAATAGGTAATGTAGAACACGACAAGGTTGAAAAGATTGATAAATTTTACTCTATATCTTGTGGAGACATAATTGTTGACCTAGATACAAAAATTGCTCATTTGGTAGCACCAATTGGGTTTCAACCAATAAGAATAATGAGATAGGGAGAAAACAATGGAACTTTATAATCACAAGGTTGAGGCATTAACTAAATTGGTTGATGATTTATATTGGGAGTATGAAAGAATGTCATCTTCTGGAAAAGAAACAATAGAAAAAATGGCAAGAATACTTGATATTTCAATACCTATTACTACAAATTTCACAAGATACTATTTTAAAATAGATGTTTTTCAAAACCCTAAAAATG